GTATTACTTACTGTGGCTATTGCGGCACCGCAATGACCGCGCAGAACGTGATGCATAAGGTTCGACCTGATGGGACTTTGACGGATGGGCATAGACGTATCATGTGCATGTCCTACATGAACAAAGGTGGGTGCGATGTTGGTGGAAGTTGTAGCGTTGCACCTGTCGAACGGGCTGTTATGTCGTTTTGCTCAGATCAGATGAACCTGCTGCGTTTACAGCAGCCAGCAGGGCCGAGTGGCGACCTACAGCAAGGGGTTATGAGCTCGCGAAAGCAGGTGGCTGATCTCGAAGCCCAGCTCGGCCGGCTTACTGAAGCGTTGGCATTGGGGGAGGGCGATGGCGTTTTGCCGATTACGTTCCTGCGGAAAGCCCGTGATCTCGAAGAGCAACTGACTAAGGCTAAAGCAAACCTGCTCCAGGCTGAACGAGAGCTAGCCGGCATCGCCTCCAGGCAAAGGCCAGCAGATGCAAGGCTATGGTCGGATCTAACCGCCGGAGTTGAGGCGCAGGAGGTCGAGGCGCGGGATAAGGTTCGGCAATTGATGATCGATACTTTCGAGCGCATCGTGGTTTACATGCGTGGTGTATTGCCAGAGGGGCGCAGGGCTTGGTACATCGATGTCCTGCTGATTTCCAAGGCAGGGCAGCGCCGATGGCTTAGGGTCGAGAGGAAGTCTGGAAAGTGGGCGGCCGGTATCGACCGCCCAGGTTGAATCTTTAAGCTGACTTTTTGTTGTCCAGTGGGAGGCCAGGTGGGCTAGTGTGGACCACCAGGTGCCCTTGCCCCTCCCAGAAGTTTTCCTGTACCTCCACACATACGCGCCAGGCCGCCCATGCCACGTCTTGTCCGGCTGCAAGGATGTTGCCGTACTCATCAATGATCGCCAACTGGGCGGGGGCGCCTGACTCGCTCTTGGCGGTGAAACCAGTGCTGACTGTCGCTGATAGTTTTGCACCCGCCAGTTTTGGGTTAGGTACTACTGTCTTCATTCAATATCTCCCCGGCGGGCGCTGGCCCGTTTACCCAATGCTCGTTTAGCGGCCACGTTGGCCATGTAGGCTGCCCACTTGTCGCCTTCCCGCTGTTGGCGGATCTGGCTGCATTTCGTGTGTCGTCGTGTCGATCTGCCTTTACCGCAGACATCACAGATGGCGGGCAGGTCGAGGCTGTGTGAGGCCATGGGTGGGCGGATGCGCTCAATCATGGTGTGCCTCGCCGGATAACGCGGTTTTGATGCGCTCGCGCAAGGGCTTCGAATAACCACCTTTCAGCATGGCGGTGAAGCAATCGCGTAGTAGCCCATCACGCTCAGCCAGCTGGGCGCGGAGGGACTTGATCAGATCGTCGGCCTCGATCTGAAGGTTTCGATGTTGCAGGTTTTCCTCCGCCAGCCGAGCAACCTCGACGCTGTCGACGGCAAGTCCCGCGAGATCCGGTTCGTCGATCAGAATGGCAGATTCGATCCGTTGCTCGCCGTTTCCAACAGCCTCCATCTTGGATTGGTATAAACCGCCTTGGCCGCACCAAACTGTCACTGGGGTCCGTTGATAGGTCGCCAGGTCCGACATTTGCCGGAATACATCTCCAGCGATCAGATCGGTGCTCATGTCGTGAAGTCCGCAAACGGCAGAAAGTGCATGCTCCAGCGACGTCTCGTTGAAAATGATGCGTTGAATGCGGCTCATGCTGCCTCCACACTGTCGACGCTGGCCGAAGTTTTGCGCAGTTGGGCGTGCACGCGAGTTGCGAATGCCAAGATATCCTGCTGTTGCTGCATGGCTCGTTTCCGGCCTGGTTCTGTGCCTGGGAGGGCTTTCCACGTGTTCTCGGCCAAGCGCAATGTCTCGGCCGCATTCATCAGCAGGTCATAGTCCGATCTTGTCACCGGCATGCTCTGGTAGGACTGATCAGCAGGCATCATGAACCCGGCTTGCTTCAGTGCGGCTTCAATTGCCTGTGTCATCTGCCCGGAGGTGGCGTACGTACCGTTCGGCTCGGCCAGTATCGCGTCCATCGCGGCCCCAATGCAGCTGGCGGCGGAAGGGTGCGTATACCCCATGCCAGGCTGCGCGTGCGGGCGATTTTTAGCGATTAGCGTTGCATCAGCGGGCGCTGCCTCGCGCAGCTTGTGGTGGGGTATCAGTCCCTCGGTGGGGCTGCTGAAAGCGGAAATAATGCCTGCTGCTTCGCAGCAGAGACTTTCTGTTTTTGGCGCGTCGACAACACGGACTTCGCGGAGTGAAGCGGGAGTTGCTTCGATTGATTCCTGTGCTCTCGCGTGCCCGCTTCCCTCCGGGGTCGAACCCTGTGGTGGTACCCCCATGATGGTGGTGCGACTGGCATCGCTCGGCAGGAGATCAAAAAGCAAGCCGCGTTGGAGGTGGGCGCGACCTGCTTTTCGGCCAAGGAAATAGGCGTAAGCATGAAACCAACGTATCGAATCATCGCGGACCGCAAGGACATCACCGCGCTGATCAATGACCGCTTGCTGCTGCTGCGGATCTCAGACAAGCCAGGTATGGAGTCGGACGAGTTTGAGCTGCGCATTGACGACCGCGACCAGGTCGTTGCGCTGCCAGCGCGGGGAGGAGTGGTGGAGGTTCTGCTGGGCTACGAGGGGCAACCGCTGAAGCGCATGGGCGCCTACACGGTCGACGAAGTGCAGTTATCCGGCCCGCCTGATGAGCTGACCATTCGCGGCAAGGCCAGCGATATGCGCGGCAGTGGTAAGACCATCCGTAGCGGCAGTTGGGAGAATGTGCCGCTGTCCGAGATCGTCGCTGAAATCGCCAAGCGCAATGGGTGGGAGGTGGTTTGCCCGGTCACGACGAAGGTCGAGCGGATTGATCAGCGCAACGAGTCGGACTTCAACTTTGTCACGCGCTTGGCGCGGCAGTACGACAGCACGGCCAAGGTTGCCCAAGGCAAGCTGCTGGTGATGCCCCGGCAGGGTGGGAAGAGCACTTCGGGCCAGTCATTGCAGGTCATCACCGTCAACAAGACGGACGTTTCCCGCTACCAGTTCCGGCTAAGCGACCGCAGCACGCAGAAAGCCGTGAAAACCCAGCACCAGGATCAGAAAACCGGTGCTTTGAAAGTGGTCCAGCTGGACAACGACGAATCGCCGGACGGCCTACCCCCGGTTCACACCGACCGCCATATCTACCCCAACGAGACTGCTGCCACACAGGCCGCCAAGGCGCGGCTGGCCGCGTTCAACCGCAGCACCGCCGGCGTGCGCCTGGAGATGGTGGGCCGGCACGACCTGTTCGCGGAGTGCACGGTGAATGCCCAGGGCTTCAAGGTGGGGCTCGATGGCGAGTACCTGGTGGAAAGCGTGGAGCAAGTGTTCACGGCCAGCGGGTGGACGACGACCGTGGAGTGTAACGGCGGCAAGAAGGGCAAGGCCAAGGCCTCAGGCAAGAAAAAGAAAGACGACAAGCCGCTCAAGGTTGAGCAGCTTTAACCCTCATGGCCGCACACGGCCATCACTGGAGAAATCAATGGCTATCTCAGTTCAACAGTTGCAACAGATCCTCCCCAACGCCGGCCGAAAAGCCGGCGTTTTTGTTCCTGGCCTCAACGCAACCATGGGCAAGTACTCGATCATCACCCCTCGGCGTATGGCGGCGTTCCTTGCGTAAGTCGGCCATGAGTCGGGCCAACTGCAGTATGTGCGAGAGCTCGGTAACGATGCCTACCTGGCCAAGTACGACACCGGGCGGCTGGCGGAGCGCCTTGGCAATACTCCGGCGGCTGACGGCGACGGTCAGCGGTACCGTGGCCGTGGGCTCATTCAGATCACCGGCCGGGACAACTACGAGGCCTGCAGCGAAGCGCTGTTCGGTGACAGTCGCTTGCTCAGCACCCCCGACCTGCTCGAGCAGCCCGTCTACGCCTCGCTGTCGGCAGGCTGGTTCTGGCAGCGGGCAGGGCTTAATACCCTGGCCGACAAGGTGCTGCAGGCCGATGACTCGGTGTTCGAGCTGATCACGCGCCGTATCAATGGCGGCCTAAATGGGTTGAAGGATCGCCAGGCGCTCTACAAGCGCGCGCTTGAGGTGCTGCAGTAATGCCGCTGAATTGGCGTATCGCACTCCTAGCCGTGGCGGTCGGACTCTATGCCGGCGGGCGTGGGGCCTGGGTGTGGCAGGCCAGCGAGTACGGAAAGCAGCTGGCTGAACAGGCTGCAGGTTATGTCCAGCAGCTTGCGGACAGGGATCGGATCTATGGTCGCGAACGCGAGGAGGCTGCAGCTGCAGCCCTGGAGCAGTTGGCGGAGCAGAAAAGCCAGCGCAAAGACTTGGAAGATCGCCTGCAGGAGCAGGGCAAAACACATTGGAAGGAGATGAACGATGCACAACAGATTCAAGCTCACCTGCGTGACAGGCTGGCTACTGCTGACCTGCGGCTGTCAGTCCTTGTCGACGCCGGAACCTTTGCCGCCACGTGTGGTGACGGTGGGGTGCGAGAAGCCGCCGGCACCGGAGGCGTGGTTCATGGAGCCGTTCGCGCCCG